GTCACGGGTTACGCTCCGACTGTCGGCGTGACGGATCACAAGTCGGTAGCTCCCGCCGCAGGAACGCTCGCCCTTACAGGCTACGCGCCGGATGCACTACAGAATTACCGCTTCTCTCCGGCCGCCGGAACTCTGACAGTAACCGGGTACGCGCCCCAAGCAACCGTTTCCTCTGAAGGAGTACTCCAGCCGGGTGTCGGAACCCTCACGGTAACCGGCTACGCCCCTACAATCGCCCCGCATGACCCGGTAACCCTGAGCCCCGCCGCTGGCACGCTGACGCTGACAGGGGCCGCTCCTGCGCTCGCAGTGGGCATCGTACCGGGCGCGGGCGCTCTGATCGTCACAGGTTACGCTCCAACCGTTTCCGTCACCGCGCATATAACCCTTATACCCGCCTCCGGCACGTTGACCTTGACAGGGATAACGCCGTCGCTCGGAGTCCATTACGCCGCGGGGCTCGGGACGCTGACGATCACTGCGTACGCGCCAACCCTCGCGGTAACCGATCACAAGATCATCGCGCCCGCCATTGGTAGTCTGGCGCTGACCGGCTACGCGCCGACGCTGGCGCAGACGGACCATAAATTCCCCGCGCCAGCAACTGGTACTCTCACCGTCACCGGCTACGCTCCCGCCATCGGCGGGGGAGTAACGACGATTGAACCGGCGGCGGGGGTTCTCACGGTCACTGGATATGTTCCAGTCGTGACCTGGGGTGGCGTACCCCGGCTGATTGAGACGCTGGATGGCGATCCCCGGCTCGTCCAACGGATCGATGGTTCGGCGCGGATAGTCGAGACCGTCGATGGTTCGGCGCGGATAGTCGAGACCGTCGATGGTTCGGCGCGGATAATTGAGAGCACCGACGGCGCGGCGCGAAGGGTGGAAACGTTATGAAAGCTTACAAGCAAGATACAACGGAAAAGGTGCTGTACCAGGCCGTGATCGTCGGCGACACGATCTCCAGCGCAACGGCTACGATTGCGCCGACCGGCCCCACGCTGGGGACTATCGCGCTGGGAACGCCGGCCACAACCGCGACTCTTGCCGTCTCTGGCCTCACCGCTGGCACGCGCTACGTATTGGAGGTGCTCTGCACTTGCGCTAGCGGGCAGATCCTACAGGCGGAGTGCGCGATCACAGGGGAATGAAAGTAGAGGAGAGCAAATGCCGGTCGAACACGGAACCCTAACACTGGCCGTAACCAGTCCGGTGCAGTCGTTCATCGAGCCGATCACGCTCGCCGAAGCGAAGGCATTCCTGCGTCTTCCAGATTATGATCCGGTAGATGTGGAAGCCGACGCGATGGTTTCAGACCTCATCACCGCGGCGCGCGAGCAAGCGGAGATGTACCAGGGCCGGGATCTGGTGGCGAAACAGTGGGACTTGACGCTCGACTATTTCCCTGGCGGGGAAATCCTCTTGCGCGACCCGCTGATTTCGGTGGATCTGGTGAAGTACAAGGACTCGGACGGGACCGAAACCACCCTGGTTGCTAACACCGAGTACATCGTTGACACCGCGCGCGCGCTCGTGATGCCGCCCTACGGCGAAAGCTGGCCGACATTCACGCCCTGGCCGTCGTCAGCGGTAACGATCCGATTCACAACCTCGGCCGGCGCGGTTTCGCAGTCGATCCTCACCGGGATGAAGCTGCTCATTATGGGGTGGCATTCGGGGCAAGTCCCGAAGGAACAGGCATCGTTCGCGGCGATGCACCTGTTAGGCAGTTGGAGCAGGAGCCACTTCGCATGATTGTGACAAACGAGCCGATTCGATTTATTCCGCGCGCGCTCAACCCCGGCGATCTGCGGACCCAGGTGCAGTTTCAGGCGAAGACCGTCACCAGCCAGGACTCCTATGGGCAGGACGTGGCCACATGGGTTACTCAGTTCACAGCATGGTGCGAAGTTCGGGCGCTCGTGGGTCGGGAGATTGAGGCGGCGCGCCAGCTAAACGCAGAGGCGAAATTCAAGATTCGGACTCACTTTCCGACAACGGTCACGATCAAGCGCGAGTGGCGGGCGGTCGCCGGAACCCGGATCTGGAACATCATCGACGCTGAAGACCCAACCGGCGAGCGGCGTGAGTTGGTCATCACCGCGAAGGAGTGGACCGAGTGAACATCTTCGAGTCAATTCGCGCGCATCTGGCCGCCGATGCGGGGATTTCAGCCATTGTCGGAACGCGTGTATTCCACGGCGAGCGTCCGCAGAACTCCGACCTTCCCGCAGTCGCATTTGACGAGACGGGGGACGCGGAGTCAATCCAGGACATCGCTAGCGCTCCGATTGGTCTGGCGAGGGTTGTAATCAGCATCGAGTGTTACGCAGCCTCTTACGGGACTGCGCACGCGCTTCGCGAGGCCGTTCGCGTGGCTCTGGAATCTTGGCCTAAGTCTCCGATGGGCGGGGCATCGGGGACTGTCGTGTGGTGCTGCGAATACGTCGGACAGTCCGGGCAGTACGACCCGGAGACGCAGACCATTATCCGCGAAATCAGTTTTGACATGATGTACACCGAATAACAAAGGAGAAATACAACATGGCATACGCCGCAAGCGCCTCCCAGGGTGCAACGTTCAAAATCGGGTCTCCGCTGGTGACGGTGCCCGGAGTTCTTGACATTCCAGCGATCACGGAAGAAAAGCTGGAAATCGACGTCACCGCAATCGATGACACCGATGAGCAGTTCATTACCGACCCGCTCACCAAGCGAACTCCGTTCACGCTCAACGTGGCCTATGATGCGGACAATACGCAGCACATGGCGCTCGTTTCCGCGTGGACGGATCGAACGACAGTCGCCGGCCAGTTCACCTCCGGCGCCGGGGCGATTCTGACCGGCTCGTTCCTGGTTTTGAAAATGGAAGACCAGGGCGGAAAGGGCCAGGCTTCCCGCATCGTGTTCACCATCCGACCGACCGGAACGATTGTGAGGTCGTAGTGCTCCCATCGACCGCGCAGATTGTTGACATCGAACTCGGCGGGAAGACCCGCCAGATGTATTTCTCCTTTCGCGCGTGGAAGTCCCTGGAGGTGAATCCGCTCAAGCCTGCCGAGGTGACGGATTTCCTCCAGGGGCTTGATGCCGAGAAGGCCGCCCGTTGGGTCCTGGCCGGTATCCAGGGCCACCAGGCGCTCGTCAAGCGGCTAGCCGAACAGGACGGCGAGACTTCGCCGCCGGCCGAGGTCTGGGACTTGGACCGCGTGCTCGACTTGCTCGACGTGAACGCCTTCGGGGCCATCGTGACGGCTCTCGGGGCGGCGGCCGAAAAAGTCGAGGCCGAACCGGGAAACGTGTAGCGCCGGATGGTCCGACGTGGCTGGAATTATGGGCCATCGGGCGCTACGACCTGCGGCTCGGCACGCGCGAGTTCTGGGACATGGCGCCGCGCGAATTCGGCGCGCTCATGGCGCGTCACGTTGAGGGCATCAAGATGCAATTCCGGCCCACGGCGACGCTGGCGGCCATGTACGCGAATGCCCACATGCCAGCGGGCCAGCGCGTAAAGGCGGAGGATTTCGTCCCAGGCGGGGCGGTTGAGGGGGACGGGCCGGGGCCTATCACCCGTGCTGCGGCGGAGGCAGCTTGGGTGGATCAATGGAGCGAGCCGAAGTGACATGGCAAAAGCGCTCACGGTAAGCGTTCGTGGACTGAAGGAATTGAACGCCAAGATCCGCCAGATGGACTCCGCCGTTAGTGCGCAATCCATCCGGGGCCTGTTGGTCTACGGCGCGAATATGATCCGCGAAAGGGCGCTTCAGATCCTCAGATCGCACACCCAGAGGTCAAGCAAGAATCGTGAGGGGTGGGAACACCTGGAGGACGCCTTCATTGTGCAGGAAGGGAAATCCCAAACCTACATGAAGGCGTGGGCGAAGATCCGGCGACAGATGGCTCCTCAAGGTATCTGGTTGGAATTCGGTCATCGGATCGTCGGCCATAAACCGCGCAAGAAAGACACCGGAAAGCAAACAGTTGCGAAGCCGTTTCTCAAGCCTGCCGTCGATGAAACCGGGGCGCGAGTCAGGCAGTTCATCTCTCTCGGCGTCCGCAGAATGATGGAAGGCGGCACGCTGGAACGCTCCATTAAGATCACCAAGGGCGGAAACATCAGCAGGCGGAAATAACAATGTCACTTTACGAACTCTTCGTCAAACTCTCCGCCGACACAAGGGACTTCAAGGGGCCGATGAAGGATGCCCAAACCCAGATGGGCACCTTCGGAACCGGCGCCGCGAAGCTGGCCGCGCAACTCGGAACGGGCATCGGGCTGGCCGCTATTGGCGCGGCGGCAACGGCGGCTGCCCACAAGTTTGACACGGCGTTCGCTCAGATTGCGCGCTCCACCGGAGCGACCGGAGAGAAGCTGGAGGGGTTGAGTAAGTCGTTTGTCGAGGTCTACAAGAGTACTTCCGCTTCCGCTGAATCGGTTACGACGGCACTATCGAATATCGCCACCCGCACGGGGGCCACGGGCAAGGCGCTCGAAGAGTTGACCCTGCAAATGATCCGGCTGGCGAAGACGCAGAAAGAGGATGTCGGAGCGCTGACTCCTCTGGTAACCAGGGTCTTCGGCGACTGGTCCATTGCCACCTACGATCAGGCGGGCGCGCTGAAGTATTTGCAGGCCGTCAGCCAGCAGGCCGGAACGTCCGTTTCCAGACTCTCTGAAACCGTTGTGTACGCGGGCGCCCCGCTGCGAATGCTCGGGTACGACTTCGAGACCGCAACCGCGCTTATCGGCAAGTTTGAAAAGGAGGGCGTCAACACCGAACTGGTCCTGGGCGGCATGAAGGCCGCTCTCCAGAAGTTCGCCAAGGAGGGCGTGAAGGACGTCAACGCCGAGTGGGACAAGTTTGTCGCTGGCGTCAAGAACGGCTCCGTCACTCTCTCGGATGCGCTGAAGCTGGTTGGCGCGAAACGCGGTCCTGATCTCTACCGGGCCATTGTTGAGGGACGGTTTGAAGTCGAGAAGATGACCGCTTCTGCGAAGGAGTTGGCCGACAAGGGCGGCGCATCGATTGAGACGTTCACCGGCCAACTGACGAAGCTACAGCATCGGCTCGAATCCGTTGTAGCGAATCACAAGGATCTGGTGATGACCGCGCCGATGGTGGTGATGGCGCTTGGCACGATTGCAACCGGGATAACCGCACTAATCCCGCTGCTGGCGAAGGCGGCGAGTGGCACGGCGGTTCTATTCTCGGCCGGTGCGATTGCGGCGATCTGGGCAACGTCGGAGGCGCTGTCCGACCTGGACCGAAAGTATGAATCGCTGGCCAACCGCCAGAAGGGCCGCGAGCCTCTGGTCCCATGGACCGCCGAAGAGGGCAAGGGCTTTTCCGCTGGGCTCGGGTTCACGATGGCGAAAGCGCCAGTCGTTTCAGCGCCAGACGCAAAAGCTCTCGCGGAATACGCCAAGGTGCTCGAAAAGGCGATGGAATTATTCGGCCTGAATTCCAAAAAGGTCGGCGAGTTGCGCGATGGAATAAACCTGCTCTCGAAAGAGTACATTGCTGGCCGCTTGACCATCGATCAGTACACCGAGGCTGGGACGAAGTACCGGGAAGAGTTGGACAAGATCCGCGGCATCGTCGAACGTGGAACGATGGGGGAAATCGCCCTCGCTGGAGCGCACGTAACCCACGAAGAGGCCGTCAAGCGACTGACCACTGCGGTTCAGGCGATGCAGGACGCCTCGAAACCTTGGGGCGCACAGCTTGAGTATCAGCGCGCGGCGCTCGATAACCTGACCACCTCCATGTATGCGGCATGGACCGCGATGCAGGCCGGCGCGACGACGCAACTTTCGGTCGATTGGTCCAAGGCGTCAAAGGGTACGACGCTGGAAACGGCGATGGACCCGAATAGCAGCGTGGCACTCCGGCGCCAGGCTGATGCCGCCGCGCAAGAGGCTCTTCGCAAGCGTGATATGTGGCAGCAGGGTAAGGCGACGCAAGAGGACTACATGCGCGCGCAGGCTGCCGCCACGGAAGCGGAGAACAAGGCCACGGGTGCAACGAAGCAGCACACCGCCGCGATCTCAGGCCAGCGCACGGCCGCGCAAGAGGTGGACCGCGAAGTGCGCCGCGCGTTTGACAACATGGCGCGGCAGATGTCGAAGAGCATCATGGAGTGGAAGGGTTGGGGCGAAGGGCTGAAGAACGTCGCCAAGGATCTCGCTGGCGGGATGCTGGAAATCTTCATCCGTGGCCTGTTCAAGCCCCTGGAAAACCAGATCGCCAAACTGGCCGGCAAACTCGCCGATGCGATTTCCGGCGCCATCGGGGGCGGCGCTTCCGCTGCCGGCGGTGCGGCGAGCGGGGCGGCTTCCATCGGTGGTGGCGCGGCGAGCGGAGTTTCCGGCGTTGCTGGCAATATGGCGACCGCCTGGGTGGGGGCGATTTCTTCCGCCGTCTCCGCCGTCTCTGGTGTGATCTCAAATTTCCAGTTTGCGGCGATGAACAAGTCCCTCGATCTGATCGAGCACGAGACCCGCTACACGCAGATCCACACGTTGAACATCCTGGAAAAACTCAACGAGTACATTCCGAATCTCAAGGATCTGATGGGCTATATGTGGGAAACCCAGGAGCCATACCTGCGGCAGATCAACGATGGCATCCAAAGCTGGATAAAGACGGTTACGGTCAACGCCTTCCCGGTCTTCCAGCCGCAGATGGTGAGCGCGCCGACGGGCGACATTATCACCGAATCGCGCGGCGGGGATACGTTTTACATCGACGGCATCAATTCCGGCGGCGTCAATTCCGACGCGATGGCAATGTTTAAGGAAGGCGCTCGAATCTTACGAGCGCGCGGTGTGCGTGGGACTCCAGGCATCCGATGAGCCTCGATATCAACGCCACGATCAACGACGTGGGAGTATGCTGGCGGCCCGGTACGATGCGTGTGAGCCGGAGTCTTGCCGCGCGCGGGACGTGCGAGTTTCGTATTCGCGCGGAGAAGTTGACGCACCTCGCCGCGCCTCCGCAGATCGGGGATACGGTCGGTGTATTCGACCGTGGAATTCGGATATTTGGCGGGACGATCCACGAAATCCACCTGGTCCCTGTAGGGGCTTACGGCGGCGCAGAAGCGTGGTGGAATATCCTAGCGACGGCCTGGGAGCATCGACTTGAGCGGCGGAAGATCGGCGCGGCGGCATTTTCCAAGGAACTGAACGGGATTCAGTCGGTGGGGGATATCGTCGGGTTGTTGTTGGATGCTCCCTATGCCGATTGGGAAACCGTCATCGGAGACATCCAATCCGGCGCGGCACTGGAGGATAACGAGGTCGTTTTCTTTCGCGGGATCTCGGTCGCGGCTGCGATTGATATACTCGCGGAGCGCTCGAATTACACCTGGTACATCGACCCGACCGGCGTCTTCTTCTTCACGCCGCGCAAGTACGTTTACGCTCTTTCCGAGGTGCGGGCGACCAACCTGAATTACCGGGGGCCGGAAGTCAATATCAACCGGGGCGACTATTACAACAAGGTCTCTCTGGCGATCTCCTACGAGGCGTTCGATCCTTTCACGCTGACGTTTGCGGGCGATGAGACCTACCCCAGTTTCGATGTCTACGATCCGTCCGATGATCTCAAAACTCCCATCCCAATTGACGTGATCCGCACCATTCGGCTGAACGGCGTGGATCAGGACTTCGGCGCGAAACTGCTGGATGCGCAGGGCAACATCACCGACGTTAAGACGCTCTATTACACGCCGGGACAGTCGAAAGTAGAATGGGACCCGGCACAACCGATCCCGTCGCCGGATGACGTTCTGGTGATTGAGTTCTACCAGGTCGGAGCGAACATTGTTACAGCGCAGGACGACAACGAGATTGCTACCCTATCCGCTCGCGAAGTCGCATCGGGCATCTATCACGCCTTCCTGGAGGACATGGATCTCAAGGACGCGGCGGTTGCGGCTACGCGTTGCGAGGCATTCCTCGACCTTCACGCTCCCTCACGCGCGGGTCTGGCCGCTGGTTCTATGCCCACCGAGTACAAATGGGTGAGCGACTCGCACAAGTTCGGGGAGAACGACGGCGCATCGTGGGTTGACGATCTGCTCCCAGGCCGAATTATCACATTTTGGCCCACCACTCCGGTAGCTACAAGGCAGGAAGTGATTATTCAAAGTGTCGAAATCGTTGACCTGGAATGTCACGATCCGGAAGTGTTTCGCTATTCTATTACCGCCATCGACACTGTACGGAGTGCCGACTACATGGCGTTTTATCGCGCGTTGGCGGAGATTGGGCCATCGCAGAGCGGCATCCGTGATTTTCCGAATCCGGTCCTGGCGAATCGCACGGTGATCTTCGGAATAGACACGCCAGTCGTCACTGCGGATGTCGGATGGTATGTCGAGATCCAACTTCCGGCCGGTCAGGTGTGGCGCCCAACATCGGCGTGGATCTGCGCGCATGAAGCGCCGACGACAGATGCTCTGATCGATTGCTCATACAGCACTGACAGCGGCGTGACATGGAACAATCTGTTCGAGTCGGCGGCGGGCGATCTGGTGCTGGAGGCTGGATTGATCCAAACCGCGAACCCGCTCGGGCGATTCTCCGGCTTCCCAACTCCGCTCGACATTCCGGCCGGCGCGCTGATGCGGTGCGCCGTGATCGCCGCAGGCGGCGGGGCCGCCTATCTGGTCAACATCGCGGGCGAAGTCCGCAAGGCAACACCAGTTACAAACGAGGAGCCATAATGGCACGAACCACACTGAGCAAAACCACGCTTCCGGGCGGCAGTTCATCCGGCGTCGGGTTCCAGGAGTTCACCTGGACAGCGGCGGACATCAGCAACTTTAACGCTTTCGCTTCTACCGGCAAGGAAGTGCTGATGATCCGCAACGTCAACGCGGCATCGCCCCTGGTCTCCTACACAGTGACGCTGCACAAGGTCGCCGGGCGTATCGAAGTGACGCTCGCCGGCGGCGAGTACGCCTGCACCGGCCAGATTCCCATGGCGGGGTGGAAGCAGACGAGTGACAGCAACGTCTGGGTTGACGCGCCGAACGCGGATATCGAGTTTGCCGTCCTGGTACTGCCGTAGATGTCCTATACAACCCCGGTCCTGATCGACAGCACGAACTGGCCGTTCTTTCTGACCCCACAGAGCCAACTCTGGGGGCCTTATGAATACGACGGCAAGGTGTTCCTGTTGGCGGGAGAAGAATCTGGGCTTACGAATGTGCGCGTTTACAAGGGAGCCGTCGCAAGCCCGGAGGGATCGTTTGTTGAATGCGACACGGCCAACCGGAAGTATAGCTTGGGCCTTGCCTCTCCGTTCTATCCGGGTTCGGGAACGAAACTCTACGTCGCCAATCGGACAAACACGACCGAAGTAACCATCAGCGTTTTCGACATGGGAACGGAGACGTGGGACGCCGACATAACCACGTTCACCACGGACACTACAAGCGGGTGGTTGCATCTGGTGAAGTCTGGAACGGACTACGTTCTGATCTATCGCAAGTCCAGCACGTTCAAATTGTGGTGGACGAAATACGATGGGGCGAGTTGGTCCTCTCCGGCCAGAGTGGACGGCTACAGCGGTTCGGAGACGGTCAACGGAACCGCCGTTGTGGTGGACGACGACGGGTTGCTGCATATCGCCTGGGGTCAGAGTCTCGGGTTTCTGGGCCATCAGGCGGGATACGCCCGCACGCTGGACCCGGCCACAGGGACGCTCGGGACCATCCGAGAGTTAGATGCTGATTTCGCATGGGCTGGAGCCGGGACCGAATTTGACGATGAGATC